ACCGCATGACGCAGCTGCTCGGGAGTTGGGAACGGGTCGCACGCGGGCAGAGCAGCTTGAGAGCCTTGGTCTTAGCGGCATAGAGATTGTTCCCGCACAAAGTGTTCAGGACGGCATCAACGCCGTCAAAATGATCTTGCCACGGTTTTGGTTTGATAAGCATGGCACGGAGTATGGCGTGACTTGCCTTCGCCAGTATCGCCAAGAGTTCGACGATAAGCGAAAAGTGTTTCGCCAAAACCCGCTGCACGATTGGACGTCCCACTCAGCCGATGCGCTGAGGACGTTCGCAACGGGACATAAAACGATTGAAGTTGCCAAGCCTTACAGGGCTCCGGCTAGAAAGAAAGGGTGGATGGCCGCATGAGCTCTGAACAGTCCGATGATGCCGCCCTTTTGGAGTTGGCGCGAGAAAGGTACGCTGACAGCCTTGAGGCGTACCAGGAGGACTGGGACACTGGGGAAGAGGATCTACTTTTCCTGACCGGCGAAGGTCATTGGCCCGAGGATGTTCTTAACGAGCGCATTGCTGAGGGTCGGCCAACCGTTACAGTCCCCCATCTGCCTCGTTTCATCAATCAGGTTGAGGGGGACCTGCGCCAAAACAAAATCAGCGCAAAGGTTGCTGGCCGCGAAGATGATGATGCCGATTCCGCAGAGGTGGCAGAAGGACTTATTCGGACGATTGAAGATATCTCGGATGCTGGTAGCGTTTATGCCACCGCTGGCGTTTCGGCGGCGTCCTGTGGCTTCGGCTGGTTCCGTCTTTCGATTATAGACGAAGACGAGGATTCGTTTGACCGCTCTCTTCTGATCAAGCGCATCAAAAACCCATTTGCGGTCGTGATGGACCCACATATTGATCACGAGACTGGCGAGGACGCCCGGTTTGCCTTTGTGCGCGAGACCATGCCGCGCACGGAGTTTGAGGCGCTTTATCCGGATGCTGACACGTCTCAGCTCTTTGAGATGGACAGCAAGCAGCAATGGCTGTCCGAGGACCGCGTAACGGTCGCTGAATATTGGACCTGCGAAGACGAGGAGTATGATTTAGCACTGCTCGCGGACGGAACGTACCTTCCGCTTGAGGAAGTGCCTGAAGGTGTCGAGCCTTACATGGTCCGCAAGAAGACACGGAAGCGTGTCGAGATGCGGATGATCACAGGCAATAGCGTGCTGGAGCCCGCCAAGCGTTGGCCAGGCAAGCGCATTCCTCTTTTCCCTGTGTGGGGTCGCGAAGTTCACGTGGGTGACCGGGTCAAGCGCATGTCGCTGATCCATCACGCCAAGGATGGGCAACGGGCGCTCAACTATGCTCGCTCGGCCGAGATGGAAATGGCCGCCCTGTCGCCGAAGGTTCCCTACATCGTGACCGACACGATGATTCAGGGTCGTGAGGAAGAGTGGGCCGAAGCCAACCAAGGCGCCCGTCCTTATCTGACTTACACGCCTGACCCAAAGATGCCCGGAGGCCCTCGGCGCGAGCTGCCGCCGCAGCCCAGTGCTGCCATGTATCAGCTTTCCGCCGCCGCGGTGCAGGACATGAAGGATGCCACGGGCATCTATGATGCGTCGCTAGGTGAGCGGAGCAACGAGACTTCGGGTGTCGCGATCCGGGCCCGTCAGCGAGAGGCCGACACCGGAACGTTTGTCTTTATGGACAACATGCGCCGGGCGGTTCAGTCGTGTGCGAAGGAAATGTTGGCGCTGCTGCCCATTATCTATGATGCGCCTCGGACGATACGTATTCTTGGCGCTGATATGCAGAACAAGGTGGTTCGCATCAATCAGCCCGATGAAAACGGCAGAGTCGTCAGCTTTAACGGGAAGTACGACCTTTCAATTACGACGGGTGCTGCGTTTGGCACGCGCCGAGAAGAGTCGGTGGCGGCCATGACGCAATTCATTCAGGCCGCACCCGATGCAGCGAAGTTTGTGTTGGACATTATCGCCCGCAATTCAGATTGGCCGGGCGCCGGAGAGCTTGAAGAGCGCTTGAAGAAAATGTTGCCGCCTGAGCTTCTCAACGAAGACGACGCGGCCACAGCCCAGATCCAAAACCTACAGCAACAGGTTCAACAGCTCACTGCGGTGCTTCAGAGCGTCCAGCAACAGCCGGAAATGATGAAGGCGCAGGCCGAAGCCACAGAGGCGACCTACGACGCTGAGAAGGCGAGGCTTGAAGTGGCTGAGACAGCTGTCCGCATGATGAAAGAGTCGGGCGAGATCGATCAAATGATGGCCGCGGCGGCCCAGCAGGGCGCGCAAATGGCCCTTCGACAGCTAGGAGTTGTAACCAATGTCTGACCAAGTCCATGTCCCCAGGGTTTGGGGTGCTGCTGTGGCCAACGTTCCGTTTTCGTACAAAGGTGTTGCCCAGACCGCTCGGGACTTCCACTGTAGCGCGGACGGCACGCTAACTGTTCGGCTTACTGACGGATCTACGGCCAACGTTCCCGTGGTTGCCGGTCGCGGAAACCTTTTTCAAGCTACTGAGATTACTAACCTTAACGGCTTAACAGTCACCTGGTTTGCTTAGGCAGCCCGTAATCGCTGCGACGCACAGCAGCGCCCCTAAACGTCAGAGGACGCATGGACAACGACAAAGCAACGCAGCCCGAAAAGGGCGGCGCGAATGACTATGCCGGATTTCAGACAGAGGCGGTCTACACGCCACCTGTTGATGCTGAGCCCGTGGAAGTTGAGCAACCAAAGCCTGAGGCTCAGCTTGAAGAGCCGAAAGAGCCGACTCCCGAGAAGCAACCAAAAGAGGAAGAGCCCGAAGAGGCTTCTAAGGCCGAAGCTGATGAGGCTGACGCCCCGAAGAAGGGGCGGGCGGCCAAGCGCATTGATGAGCTGACGGCCAAGTACCGAGAGGCCGAACGCGAGAAGCTGGCCGCTCAAGAAGAGGCGCGCCGCGTTCGCGAAGAATACGGACTGGCAGAGAAAAAGTCAGAGCAGGGGGCTCCCAAACCGGACGACTTTGATGGCGGCGAATTAGATCCTGCCTACATTGAGGCGTTGACGGACTTTAAGGCGAAGGAGCGCGTCCAGGAGGAGCTCAATCGCTTTCGCTCCGAGCAAGAGGCTGATCGTCAGCAGCGTCAATGGAATGAGCGTTTCCAGAATTTTGAACAGCGTCTACGCGCTGATGAAGACCACGGCGCCGATGCCATGCAGGTGGTCCTGGAGGCCCAAGACTTAGGCATTACGCCTCAGTTCGCCGATATTGTTATGAGGGCTGACAATGGCCCCGAGATCCTCGCGACCCTGAACAAGGATCGCGCAGAGCTTTCGCGCATTTGCGCGCTCCCCGCTCATCTTCAGGCGTTTGAGCTTGCGAAGATGACGCGCACCCCCGCCCTTGAGGCGAGTCCCCCGGCGGAAAAGCCGAGAACGACGAAGGCACCGGACCCTCTTCCAGAGGCAAAAGGCCGGTCGTCAGCGCCCAGAAAGCGCCCCGAAAAAATGAGCACAGCGGAGTATGAGCGCTGGGCAAACGAGCAAGAAGCCAAGTTCCGCTCGTCTGGCTGGTAAACCCTCCGCCTAACGAAATTCAGCGTCGTGAGACGCCGAGGCCCAGAGCCCCTGCGGGGGCCAGAAGGATTTATTCATGGCAAACTCAATTCTTACGCCTGACGTCATCGCCAATGAGGCGCTGCGTAGGCTGAAAAACAACCTGGTTATGCCGCGCATGGTTAACCGGGACTATCAGGACGAATTCGTCAATGTTGGCGACAATGTCCGAGTTGAAAAGCCCATCCGCTACGAAGTGACCGACGGCAAAACGTTTGTTCGCCAAGACGTGGAAATGGGCAACACGAACGTTAAAATCGACAAACGGAAGCACGTCGGTATCGCGTTCGACTCCCAGTCTCTGAGCCTTGATCCCGTGAGCTTCGGCCAGAAGTTTATTGAGCCGGGCATCTCTCAGCTTGCCCACCAAGTGGATATGGACATTCTGGGGCTCGCGTCAGATGTTCCGTCGTGGGCTGGCACCCTGGCCAGAAGATCAACAGCTTTGCGGACTTCGCCAAAGGTCCCGAGCTCCTCGATGAGCTCGGTGTGCCGGAAAACGACCGCTACGCGGTCATGACACCAGGCGATTGTTGGGAGCTATTGGGCTCGCAGACCGAGCTGAATGCGGGCGAAAGCATCGTTACTGATGCTTATCGCAAGGCGCGCCTTGGCAACATCGGCGGTGTCGAGACCTTCAAATCTCAGCAGGTCCGCGCACACACTGTTGGTGCACACGGCGGAACACCGCTTGTCGATGGCGCCAACCAGAACGTCACTTATGCAGCGTCGAAAGCGACTGGCACGCAAACGCTGATCACAGACGGCTGGGCAACCGGCCAAGTCCTGCGCAAGGGCGATGTGTTCACCATTGCGGGTGTCTTTGCAGTCAATCCTAACACCAAGGACACGTTGAATCACCTTCAGCAGTTCACTATCGTTGAGGATGTGACCACCAACGCGTCTGCCGGATCGGATACGAACCTGACGATCTATCCAGCGATGGTCACGTCTGGTCCATACCAGAACGTGTCTGCGGCACCTGCCAACAACGCGGCTATCACCTATCTTGGTACGGCTGGTTCGTCGTATCGTCAGAACCTCGTGTTCCACAAGAACGCGTTTACGCTCGCTGTTCGCCCGCTTGTCATTGATCCGTCAATGCACTTTGCGGCGCGCGCCACTGATCGTGACACGGGCCTCTCGATCCGTATCGTCCGCTTCTACGAGGGCACGTCGGACGACATCAATTGTCGTCTTGATATCCTGTACGGCCTAAAAGCGGTTTACCCAGAGCTCGCCACGCGCCTCAGCGGCACGGCGTAGGGCTTAGCCCATGACGTTAACGAAGGCGGATCTGCGCGACCGTATTGGTGGCGTCATGGGCTTGGTGCAGGCGGGCAGTCAGCTCTCCGGCACTGAAGCAGCCATTATAGAGCGTGCCATCGAAGACGCGCACGCTCTGCTTGAAGAAGCGCAGGTCGCTTATTGGAGCCTCGACGCGATACCTCAACACCTTGCTATTCCGCTGCGAGATTATGTGGTCGGGGTCGTTCGTTCCGATGTCGGAGCAACCGCAGACATAGAGGTCATGCCGCAGTCCGAGGCTTATGAGACTCTGCTGCGTTTGTGTCGAAGCCCCAAGGGTGATCGCGTGCGTGCGGATCGCAGTCTCCTGCGGATGTCGGCGACCCGTTACCGCTAATGTTCATCAACTTCGGCCTCCAGAGCTACGAAACGGCTCGCTACAATCAGCCCGACATCGTGCTGGAAAACTGGTACGCTGAGCAAGCGCCAGAGTTGCCGAACAAGGGCGCCCAGCTTGTGCCCACGCCGGGGCTGACGAGCTTCGCCACGGGGCTTGCGGGTACAGAAGGAAATCTCATTCAGTCGGACGGCTACGCTTCGGGCAAGATCATTACCCAGGTCGGCACGGCGGTCCACACGATTACGAACACAGGAACTGTTGCTACACTGACGGGTTCCGTTCAGGCGCCGCAATACCGTCCTCAGTTTGCGCTCTCGCAAACGCCTGAACTGGTCGCTGTTTCGGGAGGTATTGCGTACAAGATTGACGCCGATGGCGATGCCATCAGCACGATCACGATTGCTAACGCGAGCGGCGTGATCACGGGTGTTGCGGAGCTGAACCAGCGCCATTTCTTCGTTGAGGCGGGCTCGGGGCGGCTGCACATTTCAGACGCTGCGGACGCGACCACGGTAACAGCCTTCGTGACTGCGGAGGACGATCCTGACGAGATCAGAGCCATCGTGGAATGGAACAACTACGTCTGGTGCTTTGGTACACGGACGACCCAAATTGCCTACGGAACGGGCAGCGTGAACACGCCGGTTGCCTTCAGGCCGACCACGGTTCCTATCGGTGTGTTTGGGCGGCGCTCTGTCGCGGCGATGAAGTTCGATATTGGATTCGTCGCCAACGACGCCCGTGTGATGCTCATGGCCGGGGGCAGGCCGCAGCAGATCAGCACAGACCCGATCAGCGACCTGATCCGCGCGGTGCCGCAGACGAGCCGGGACCTCGTTACGCTGGACGCTTACACGTTTGCGAACACGGAGTTTCTGCTCCTGACCATCCCGGACGTTGGCCAGTACCAATGGGATCAACGGACGCGCTTTTGGCACCGCTTAAGGACGCTGGACCAGTGGCATGGCGACCGTGGTGCGATGCTGGAAGCCTACGGGCAAGTGTACACCCTGCAGAGGGGCTCAAGCACGCCCAAGGTGCTGCGGTTGGATCGTGACAGCTACACGCATGATGGGGCCACGGTGCGGCGCGTGGCGCGCGCTCCGTTCCCGGTCCAAGACGGACGGGTGACGCTTAGGAACCTCAGCCTTGAGGCGTTCACGGGCGTTGGCCTCGATGGGGATGTGCAGGGCTCTGACCCGCAATTGATGTTCCGTTGGGCACCCGATGGCGTGGCTTTTGGCCCTGAGATCCAGCGCTCCATGGGCAAGATTGGCGAGTACAGAAAGCGGATCACCTTCGGGCCGCTGGGCATCGCTAGGCCGGGCGTCGCGCTGTTTGAGATTGCTTACTCAGACCCCGTTGGAATGACGGTGCTGGGTGCCATGGTCAATGCGGTGGATCGCACATGACGCAGCGCCCGTTCGCCATCATCCCGCAGCTTCCGAATGTGGACGTGCCGTTCGTCACGCAAGACGGATATGTGACTGACGAATGGCGGCGCTGGCTGGAGCAACAGCAAGAGATCACGACGTGGCAGGGAACTGATCAAACGCTGAAAGCGCTCCTGGACATTGTAGCGATCGACAACAAGGGCACCACAACAGACCTCATCGTCAACGCAGATCGGTTAAAGCTCGTCGGAGCGACCAAGAACATCACTCCGTTCGACGTAACCTTGGATAAGGCTGGATTTGGGGTCGACGTCGAAATCGATGGTGATCTTGTCGTGACTGGCACCATCACTCGCGGGAAGGCCGGGACAGGTTTCTACGGTGCTAGGGATACGTGGACCTATCAATATTCGAGTGGGAGCAGACCCACCCAGCTTTTCAAAAACATCACTACGACCGGACCGGCTTCGCTCGACATAAGCGGCACGATTGAGACGACCACGAACAACTACACTCTTCGTGTCGGCTCGTTCTTGCAAACGGAAACCGTTGCAGACGTGGTTTGGCACTACGACCGCCAATACGATCAGGCTCAACCTTACACCGACAGCATCCGTATCGTTCTTCGCGACAGCGGGGGCGCGCTCCGCACCAGCACCGACATCACTTTGGTCATGGATTTGGAATCTGAGCCGTCTGACGAGTTCGAGGCCATTGACCTGTTTATTTCAGAGGACCCAGCCACATGAGCTTTCTTGGATCAGTTGTTGGCGGAATCTTCCAAGGCCGCGCAGCAGATAAAGCGGCGGATAGCGTCGAGAAGTACCAGGGCAGGGCGCTGGACCTAGCCGAACGTCAGTACAATGACGCTCGCGAAGACCTCGCACCCGCACGCAATCTGCAGAACCAGCAGATGAGTGCGTTTGCAAACGTGCTGGGCCTGTCCGACCCTAACCAGCCTGCCTCCACATCTGCGTTTTCCGCCGTGCGCCAGCCAC